CCCCACCCCCACCCCCACCGGCTGCAGGCGGAGCAGGATAGCCGCCGCCACCGCCGCCGACTGGAGCATTGTAGCCGGGGATGACCGGGTTGTTGCCGGTGCCACTATAACCAGGAAGGTATGGCCCACCAGTATATCCCGGCGGCGCGGGCAGCGTTGGGCCACCAGGGATGTACGTCCCTTGGCCCAGATAGCTGCCCGGCCCCAGCGGCGGATAGGTCGGGACAGGCGGCCACGGCTGAGTTGGAAAGAAAGGACTGGACTGGTTAGAAGTCGTGATGATCGGCGGCCACGTGGGCATTATGCCATCCCTCCACTGGGCGGATTGTTCTCGGCTTTCCCGCGCCTGGCCTGGCTTGCCACCATCGGCTCAAGCTCGGGGATTTGTTGCTCGGTCATCATCATCTGGCTCGGCATCGTCTCAGGACTAGCACCCCCCATCGGCCCGGCCCCGAGCTGTGGCGCGCCGGCCATGCCGGGCTGCCCTTGCGGCTGGGCCTGCATCATGGACAGCATTGCCAGGAGTTGCTGCACCTGCTCGGGCTTGAGGTCCGGCAGGCCCTCAGGGTTCAGTCTCTTCTCCGCCAGCTTGACTACTTCCGGGTTGGCTTCGATCCACGCCTGCTCCCGCGCCGCCGTGACCAGCTTGCTGATCTCGGGCGACTGCGCCGGGAGCACTTGAGCGTCGATGCGGGATCGAATCTCGTTCGGGTTCTCGAAGCCCAGCATGTCGTAGAGCGACAGGTCATCCATGAACGGCCGGCCATCGGTCCCCGGCGTGCGGTAAGCCTGGGCCAATTGCGCCTTCACCATCCGGTCCTGCGGCAGGTCGGGGGTCAGCGTCACCCGGACCTCGTAGCAACCGTCGATGTCTTCTGGGCTAATAGTCAGGTAGCCGCTGCCCGGCATAGGCGTTCGCCTTTCCTTCCGCTCGCGGCACATTCAGCCACGCCCCGCTCGCCCCTCCGAACTGCTCCACCAGCCGCAGCAGGTGCCCATAGTGCCAGCCCAGGGCCAGCTCCAGGTTGACCTTCTTGTCCTGAATCTTGTCCATGATCTGGTTGAGCACCTGGCTCACCGCGAACCCTGACTGAAGGCTAGTGGGCTCCGCTCCCCAGGCGATGTCGGGAATGCCGCCCACCTGCGCATCGCCGTTGAGCCAGCCCAGAAGTTGCTGGAGCACACCCGCATTCGGTTGAGGGTTGATGACCTGGATTTGCTTGACGCCCAGCTTTGGAATATCCGCCGCGCGGATGGTGCCCCCGTCATACGCTTGGAGTGTGTTGTCGTCAAACTGGACCAGGATGGTCGGCCAGTAGAACATATCCACGCCCGCACCCATCTTGCTGACCAGGCTGAAGGTCTGCTTGAGCGTGTCCAGGATAGGCTCCAGCACAGACTGGTAGGCCCAGGCGGCATCGTCCAGCGGCGTGTCCATGCAGTGGGCTTCAGCCAACGGCACAAAGCCGTACTTGTGCTCATTGACGTACAGCAGCTCACCGTCCACTGTAGCGCCGCAGTAGTTATCGTCCCAATACTCAACCAGAGTGATCGGGTCGTTCTCGTCGTCAGGCAGCTTGACCGCCTGCCACTTCTCCTGGTCAGCGCTCCACTTGGCAATCTCCCAGGCGTAGCGGGAGGTCTGCTTGGTGTAGTAGCCGATCCCGTCCACACCCCACACCGGGAAGATGGAGAGCGGGTCGTCGGCGTATTGGCGGAGCGGCAGCTTGTCGCGCCCCAGGTAGCTCGGATCAAAGCGGACCTCGAAGCACGCCCGGCCGCGCAGCAGGTACCAGTACGTGGCCCGGCGCCGGATGTCGCGCTTGACTTCCCGCCGGTAGGCTTCGGCGTAGGCATTCAGCCACTCTTCCACGCGGGTCGTGCGCACCTGTTCATCTTCATCGGCCGTCCGGGGCGGGATGCTGATTGACTGGCTGGCTCGCACTGAGAGCAAGGTCAAGTACTTCTCTACGATGGCGCGCGGCCGGGCCGGCTTGAATGCGCGCGGGCTGGCCGGGTTAGACGCATTGGCCTGATCTTCACCCGCCTGGTATTCCCCCTTGAACAAACGCTCGACCTCGCGCGCGTTCGTGTTGGCGTCCTCGAACAGCGAACTGGCGAAGGCGTGCTTGTCGGAGATGTAGTCGGCGTCAATGTCAGGCATGAACGATTACTTCCACCTGGTTGGTTTCCTGGTCAAAAGAAATGACGTCAAAACTTTCCTCGCCTATCAACAGCCCCTGGTCTTTTTCTTTTGCATCTAACAGGCTCATCACATTCTCGACTTTGATGTAAGTGTGCCCCAGCAACTTGCCAGCCCGAACATAGACACACTGGTCTTCATGCTCATTGATATTACCGCTTATTTGAACTGCGCCACAAAACGAACAATGGCTATTCCAGCCCTCACATTCCGGCTCCCAGGGATGACCCATGGTTAGGAACCACTCGCGCCACAAAGCTAAGGCTATGTCAGGCATTGAAGTCCTAAAGGACTCAGAAGTAGGCGTTCTCGATCACCTTGGCAATCGGGACCGGCGCGGGCCGGGACAGGCGCCGACGTGTCTCTTCTGGCGGCTCGCTCGGCAACAAGTGCGAAGTCAGGCGCCAGGTCAGATACACGCCGTCGAGCGTGTCATCGTGCTCGGCCCGGTTCCCAAAACTGACCCACTGCTCCCTGAACTTTATCATAAAAGGCGAAAGCGCATCACTAACCTTGATCTGGCCCGTCTGGAAGTAGGGCGACATCTCCATGAAGCGGATCGTCTTGTTGGCGACTGTGGTAATGGGCAGGATCGGAATGCGCATCCCCAGCAGGCGCATCCGCTTGAGCAAGTTGCTGTAGAAGTTGACGCCTCGGTTGTTGACTTCTACCCCACACCGCACGGGCTGGTAAATCCCAACGTACTGGAAGAAGGCCTCCTCGGCATCCCCCATCGCTACCCGCTCGGCATAGCCATCTTCCACGATCAGGATCGGACTGGCATCCACCAGCACTGCCATCGCAAAGTCGTCCGGGTCTTTGCTGGCTGTCCCCAACAGCTCTCGCGTATCCTGTGCGAAGTCGGCCGCCAGATACCGAGGCCACTCGCGCTTGATGAGCGTCTGGGGGAAGTCGATCAGCCAGGCGGCTTTCAGGATCGTCCCCTGGAGCGCCTTATCGTTCCCCTGATACACCAAGTCAAAGGCAATTGCCCCAATCTCTCGTTTCACGTCTTCAAGCCGCTCGAGGGGCCACTGCTCAGGCCAATAGCTGGTGTCATCGGCCTTGATGGCTGGATGGATGAAGAGCTTGAAACTCCTCAGCGTCTTGACGTAGGCGATCACGTCCTTGGGGTTCCACCGCGTCTGGACAATCACCGCTCTGGCGTTCTTCTTCACGCGCGGCAGCCCGGTGAACTGTACGAAGTCAACCGCTTCCTGGCAAACGATGGCTGAAGTTCTGCTCTTCTGGTCGTGAATATCGTCAAACCAGAGAATGCCGGTGATGCGCTTCCCACTCCACACCGCCGATCCCACGCCACCCGCCAGCAGCGTTGGGTCTTTCTTCGTCGCCGTCCGCTTGCGCCACAACTCCGGTGCCATCAATGTGTCCGTGACTTCCCACCCCTCCCGGCTCCAATGACCTGCGTCCGGCTTTACCCCAGGGAACACCATCGCCCACATCCGAGACTTCTCAATCACGTCCGCTATCTTCTGCGCAATCTTGAGCGCTGCACTGTCCCCAGCACTGCAGACCCCGTTCGTCCGCCACGGGTACTTACCGATCATCCAGCTTATGACGATGATCCCCCAGGTTGTCTTGGCCGCCTCGGGCGGCGCCGTGATCGCCACCCGCTTGTTGGCAAATATCTCCTCCACCCACTCTCGATGGAACGCCGCCGGCTTCACCCCAAACTCTAACTCCGCCCAGGCGTACACCGCCTCTGGCCCCTCCCCCCGTGCCCGGTCGGCTAACTCCAGCTCCACCAACGCCCCGTACTGCTCCGGCGTCAGCCCGCTGAAGTCGGGCTCGGCAACTACTTCCGCTTCTTGTTTCTTAGTCGTCTTCATCCAACTCTGCCACCACCACCGCCCGGATCATCTTCACTATGATCTGCCGGCGCGGCTCATTGTAGGACTGGTAAACTTCATCATCGTCTCTCGAAAATGCCACCAGCAACAACACCACATCCTCCAAATCAGGCAGCGCCGCCTTCAATTGTTTATAGAGCGCCTGACTGTCGCGGGCCTTGGCCAATTCGTCCCGCAATT